AGAAGTTGATTATTACTACAAAGAAAGGCGAAAAATAATGACACTACTTGACGCAATTAAAAAACACAACGAAGGTATCATTGCACTGCATAAAGCAAACATTGCAGTGTATCTAAAGAATCCAGCTGGTATTGGAGAACACTCTGATATCGCAGAAGCGGTTGAAGCAGAACTAGACAAGATCGCTGCCGCACAAGACAGAATTGATGCAATTGAGCAACATTTCGTAGCAGAAGATCAAATGCCACTTTTCTCTTGACATTACCCCTAATTAGTGGTATATTTACATAATGAATTTCTATACACATATCGCCCAATGGGGCAATCAATTACTTGTTCGTGCCGTAAAGAATGGTGTTCGTTCTAACTTCAAAGTTAAGTACGAACCCACTCTTTATGTTCCTGTTGAAAAAGAAACAGGATGGAAAACATTGGAAGGCAAGAATGTCAGTCCAATGAAATTCCTCACTATCAAGGAAGCAAAAGAATTCGTATCTACATACGAAAATCAACCGCACCTTGTGTATGGATTGAGCAACTTTCCCTATACCTACATTTCAGAAACATATCCTAAACAAATTCAGTTTGATAGTTCTCAACTGAAAATTGTCACTATTGATATTGAGGTGGAGTGTGAGAATGGTTTCCCTCATGCAGACCAAGCCGCAGAACCAATGCTGTCTATTACAGTCAAAGATCATCAGAAAGATACAATCACTGTTTGGGGTTTGCATGATTATCATACCGACAGAGATGATGTAGAATACATCAAGTGTCCAACTGAACGTGAACTTCTTGCACGTTTTCTTAATTGGTGGGAAAGTGACCATCCAGATATTATTACTGGTTGGAACACTGAACGATTTGATATTCCTTATATCTGCAATCGTATTAAATCTCAAATGGGTGAGGACGCTATGAAACGTCTGTCGCCTTGGGGTGTTGTCAACTCACGACATATCACTAGTGCATATGGTAAGAAAGACCAAGTGTATGATATTATGGGTGTAGAAGAGCTAGATTATCTTTTGCTCTATCGTAAGTTTACTTATTCTGCACAAGAATCATATCGTCTTGACCATATTGCTTTTGTTGAACTTGGGGATCGTAAAGATGAAAACCCCTATGAGACTTTTCGTGATTGGTACACCAAAGACTATCAATCATTCATTGACTACAACATCATGGACGTTGAACTAGTCGATAGACTAGATGATAAGATGAAGTTAATCGACTTGATTCTTACTATGACGTATGAAGCAAAAGTCAATATGTCAGACTCCTTTACTTCTGTGAAGTATTGGGATGTACTAATCTACAACCATCTTCTCAAACGCAAGATTATCATTCCTCAAAAGACTAGGAGTGAAAGCAAGAACGAGAAGTATGTGGGTGCGTATGTAAAAGATCCACAAGTGGGCCAACACAAATGGGTTATGTCTTTTGACTTGAACTCTCTGTATCCTCATCTGATTATGCAGTACAACATCTCACCAGAAATGTTGCTTCCTAAAACTATGGAGTTTGACAAGGATAAGTCTGTTGATGAGTTGTTGGAAAAGAAACATGACTTGTCACCACTTAAAGGTGCAAGTGTAACCTGTACACCCAATGGTGCATTGTTCAGAACGAAGGAACAAGGCTTTCTTCCACAGATGATGCAAGAGATGTACAATGACCGTACCATCTACAAGAAAAAGATGTTGACGGCAAAACAACAATATGAAGATACCAAAGACCCCAAGTATCTAAACGATGTTAGTCGCTATCATAACATCCAGATGGCAAGAAAGATTTCCTTGAACTCTGCTTATGGTGCGATTGGTAATGAATGGTTTCGTTATTATGACTTGAGGATTGCTGAAGGTATTACAACCTCTGGACAGTTATCTATTCGCTGGATTGAAAAGGCACTAAATGGGTATCTGAACAAGTTGCTAAATAGTACAGGAGTAGACTATGTTATTGCGTCAGATACGGATTCAGTATACATTAGGTTTGACGAACTTATTAATAAAGTTCTTAAAGAACGAGATGGAGAATCGGAAGATTCGTATCGTGGGCGGGCTGTGGACTTCCTCAACACAGTGGCTGAAGAGAAGATTGAACCTTTTATTGATTCGTGTTATCAGGCTCTTGCTGAGTATGTAAACGCATACGACCAGAAGATGCAGATGGCACGAGAGGTGATTGCAGACAAGGGTATCTGGACTGCAAAGAAACGATACATCTTAAATGCGTGGGATGTGGAAGGTGTTCGTTATCAAGAACCACAACTCAAGATTATGGGTATTGAGGCAGTCAAGTCTAGTACGCCTGCACCATGTCGTGATAAGATTAAAGAATGTCTAAAGATTATCATGCAGGGCAATGAGAAGGATGTGAACAACTTTATCCAAGAATTTCGTGAAGAGTTTATGAAGTTGTCACCAGAAGAAATCGCTTTCCCACGCTCTGTAAATGGTATTGAGAAATGGAGTAGTGGTTCTAACATCTTTGTGTCTGGAACTCCTATGCACTGTAAAGGTGCTATCCTATACAATCACTTTGTCAAGAAACAGAAGTTGACTGGCAAATACCCACTTATTCAAAACGGAGAGAAAATCAAGTTTCTAAATATGAGAACACCTAATCCAATGCAGTCAAATGTTATTTCTTTTATAACTAAATTACCAAAAGAGCTTGACATTCACAAGTATTTGGACTATGATAAGCAGTTCGATAAAGCTTTCGTTGAACCACTGACATTCATTATGAATCAGATTGGTTGGAACATCGACCGCTCTTATGGAACGCAAACAACACTTGAGGATTTCTTTGCATAGATGCGGGCATCGTATAATGGTATTACCTCAGATTTCCAATCTGATGATGGGGGTTCGATTCCCTCTGCCCGCTCCAACTAAAGGACTTACATGATTTTAGATAGAACTGACGCTCTGTATGCGGCTAATGTATTTGTTGATTACTTTTCTAACTTTGGTAGGATTGATGATTATCTTAGAAAAGTAAAACTTGAACGTATGGGTAATTATCCCACATCCTTGCCAGGATTGGGGCCTGAAGATGATATGTTCGATACATTTGATATGCATCCAAATGATATGGAGTTTGAGTGTAAAGAAGTATCCAATGAGATATTCGTAAACTATCTAGAGATTGTAACATCACACGCTGTAGAAGTATCAGTGCCAGGCAAATCTATCAAATGGGTTGTGTATGAAAAGAACACAGGACAGATTGCTGGATTTATTCGTTTGGGTTCACCAACAATCAATTCAAAACCTCGTAATGACTTCTTAGGTAAACCACTCAACACATTAGACCCAGCAACAATGAAACGGTTCAATGATTCCTCTATCATGGGATTCATCATTGTTCCAACTCAACCGTTTGGTTTTAACTATCTTGGTGGTAAACTACTTGCATCTATCTGTTGTTCCCATCTAACAAAAGACACACTGGATAAGAAGTATGGTGGGCCATTCGCAATGTTTGAGACAACATCCCTTTATGGGTCTACAAAATCATCATCACAGTATGATGGTATGAAACCATTCTTACGTTACAAGGGCAACACTGTATCAGACTTTGCTCCTCTTATCAATGATGATAACTTCCATCGTCTAAATGATTGGTTCAAAGAACGTAATGGTGAACCTCTAGTTGACCCTTCTGCTAGTTCTAGAAAACTAAAGACACAGACTAAAATGATTTCTATTATCAAAGCATCTCTTAAAGATGTTGAACCAGAAGAGTACAAAAAGTTTGTACAGACATTTCTGGATGCAAAGGGTTTGACAGAAAAGAAACGTGCATATATGTCTGACTTTGGTTTTGAGAATGTGAAAGAATACTTGAACTTAGAAACAGATACGCTTGTCAAGAAAGAGAACTACGACAGATACAGTTTTGATGGTGTAGTAGATTGGTGGAAGTCAAAGGCATCCAAGAGATATGAATCACTCAAGGCTGATGGTAGATTGAGAACTGAACTTGAGACATGGAACAAAAACGCTGATATTGAAATTATTCGCTAATGATTTATAACGAAGAAAATTTAGAAAAGGTATCAGAGGCAATCTTGAATAATCTGACACCAGATTTGATACCAGTAAAATGGCGACAGAGAAATTCTATCAATCCTATGTTTGGACATTGCCATACTGCATCTGCTTGTCTACAAAAAGTTTTCGGAACAAAAGAATTGAAACTGTATCGTGCTCAAGATTGGGCTGAGATTTGGCATTGGTGGGCAGTCGATAACAGTGGAAAGATTATTGATCTGACATCAGATCAATATTACTCTATGGGCAAA